AATCCTAAAATATCAGTATGTGCATTGGGGCATGGATTTTTTGGTGAAGACTGTCCTGAGTGTGGAGGTAAGAAAACGGATGAATTTTCAAGGATAGTAGGATTTTTAACACCTAGATCATCATATAGCAAAGAACGCAAACAGGAATTTGATATGCGAAAATGGTATGAATTAAAGGAGATGTAGAGAATAAAAGTTAAGGATATTATATACGAAGGGTTTCAGGACTATAAGAAACCACATATGTTTATCGCTACTTGCTATTGTGATTGGAAATGCTGTAAAGAAAATAATTTACCAATAGATATTTGTCAAAACTCAGAACTGGCAAATCAAGATGATATTGAAATTTCGATTTTTGATATTTGTGAAAGATATACTTTTAATTCAATATCGTCAGCAATAGTAATAGGTGGCTTAGAACCTTTCAAACAATATAATGATATAGTTTGCTTGATAGTAGCATTAAGAAACATTTATTTAATTAGAGATGAAATTGTTATTTATACTGGATATTATCCAAACGAAATAAAAAATGAAATTAATGAATTAAAAAAATTCAGCAATATAATTATTAAATTTGGACGTTATATCCCAAATAAAGCAAAAAAGTTTGATGAAATTCTTGGAATAGAACTTGCATCAGATAATCAATTTGCAGAAAGAATAAGTTAAATGTCAGAAAATTATAAAGTATTCGAAGCAGAATTAAATACAATAGTAAATGACGATATACGTGAATATGCGATTGAACTTTTAAAGAATGCGCCAGATTATTTCTATCATGTGGCCGCATCGTCAACGGGAAAATATCATCCGCAGTATGCGCTTGGCGAAGCTGGGTTAAAGAGGCACACACAAGCATTAGTGCGCATCATGAACCATCTTCTTAAATTAGAACAATATAATTACTTTACTGATAGAGAGAAGGATTTACTACGGGTTTCTGGACTGGCTCATGATATTGAAAAACATGGGGAAAACGGGAGTTCATTTACTGTACATGACCATCCAATGTTGGCAGCAAATTTTGCATTAAAGTTTTGTAGCCAAGATACAATTTCTCAGGAAGAAAAAGATTTCGTTGCAGATTGTATACGCTCCCATATGGGATCGTGGGTGACATCTAAGCGTAGCTCAGTAGTTCTCCCAAAACCACAAACAGAAGCACAAAAGTTTTTACACATGTGTGATTACCTTGCAAGCCGAAAAGATATCGAAATACTTTTCGACAATAGTGAAAAAGAACAAGTTAGCCCTGAAGATTGGGTATTGCCATTTGGGAAGTATAAAGGATATAAACTAGGAGATATCGCAAAATCGGATAGTGATTATATTCGTTGGGGTAAAGAGAACATTGACAGAGAACCAGCAAAAAGTATGTTTGCACAAGTGTAAATAAAAGGGTTCTTTTATTAACTAAAAAGGAAGTTATAATGAAAAGAAAAATATATAAAATTGATTATAAATATGAAAAATCACCTATGAATGCTGGTAGAAATACAGATGTATATGAAGCAACTGATGCACTAGATGCTATTAAACAGTTCAAAGATAGTTGGGATGCGGCCACCAAGGATGGTTGGGACATAAAGTATGAACATATTACACATGTAGATTGTGAATATGTTGGTACAATTTATAGTGAATAAATCAGGTATTTTAACGTGATTAAAGAAAAACAAATTCGAAAATTTAAAAATAAAAAGTTGCCAAATATAGAATTTGGTTTAATTAGAGAAAATGGCTTATGGTTATGTACTTTTACAGAAGATTTTAAATATCCATATATATCTCTAACTGATGAACAACTTGAGTTAGATACAGAAATTATAAAGGAGAAAAATGAATTATTTTAAAGCGGGAGTATCAGATTGGATACTCAAATTCGAAAGTGACACCGTAGAAATTAAAACAGTTTCAGAAGAAGTGGTCTCATATATGGCAGATGGCAAGATTAAAATTGTTGTTTCTGATGTAACTTTTAAAAAAGAATTGCTTGAATTATTTAGAAAAGGTAATCTTGTTAAACAAATTATACAATCATTTTGGTTGTTTGATAATACTGGCACAAAAATAGCTGATGCAACTTATGAATATAATAATCTTGTAATTACAGATATTTCATATCAAGCTGCGCTAGATGCTTTCACTGACTGCAATATTACTTTTAAAAGTGAATAAATCGGATATTTTATTAACAAAAAGGAGAAAAATTAAATGGGGAATTGTGTTAGAAGCGATCTAGAAGGAGCATTAGAGTATATAAATATGTATGAAAAGTCCATACATACTCTTGTTACCGCTGTTTTATTACCTAGTGGGGCAAAGGAAATTGCTATTAATACCGATATGTTAAAGGAAAAGATAGAATACATCTTATCTGCTTATGATGGTGAAATGAGGTTAAAAACCAATAATAATATCGTAATGATTGATGTAATGGTGATTTATTAATGAGGTGTTTTTATCATAATGACGCAGATGGGCGTTGCGCAGGATTTTGGGTTCAATTAAGTGTGGGAATAACTGATTTAGATAAATATAATGATCCATCTATGATTGAAATGAGTTATGAAAAGAAATTTCCGCTTGATACAATAAGACCAGATGAACAAATTTACATTGTAGATTATTCAATTAGTCCAAATGAGATGAGAGAACTTCTTAAAATTACAAGCGATGTTACTTGGATAGATCACCATAAAACTGCAATAGAAAAGTATACAGAATTTGAACATGAGATTCGTGGTATTAGATATGATGGTATAGCGGGGTGTATGCTCACTTACTGTTATATACACCATATGACTTCAAGAGGTGAGGGAGAAATAAAGCCTTTTGATTTATCAATGATTGAAGATGCTCCTATGTTCACAAAATATATTGCTGATTGGGACGTTTGGAAATTTGAATATGGCAATGATACTAGAAATTTTATAACTGCTTTTAATGCTTATGATATGAATCCTGCAAGCAAACTTTGGGACAGGTTTTTATGTTTTCCTGACGGTATGATTAATTCAGCAGCATCAGAACTTATTAGACAGGGTGAAACAATGACAATCTATCGTGATGGTTGGGCAAATGAAGTATGTAAGTCTAAGGGGTTTGCTGTTGATTTTGAGGGGTATAAATGTTTCGCACTTAATCTTCCAAACTGTAATAGTGAATACTTTAAGAGCGTAGATAATGGAACTTATGAAATTTTGATGCCATTCTCATTTAATGGTGATTTGTGGACTATAAGTTTATATTCAAAGGTTATTGATGTATCAGAGATTGCTAAGAAGTATGGCGGTGGAGGACATAAAGGGGCATCAGGGTTCCAGTGCAAAACGCTACCATTTATAAAGTGAATAAAACAAATATTTTAAGTGAGGAAATACAATGGGTAAAAGAAAAACAATTGAAACAATAAGAGAATTTCAAGATGGTCAGTTAATAAATGAAACTGTTACGGAAACCGAAGAAGATATCGCTGATATGCCTCAGTATATACCTGTAGGGGTATCACAAGAAGTTCTTCCTAAGTGCTCCGTATGTGGTGCAGATATGGTTGAAATTTTTGATAATACAGGCTGGTGGAGTGTTCTACCGAAACCGCGTCAATTTCAGTGTACTAATCCCAATTGTCCTTCTAAGCAAACTTACATTACAACAAATTTAAAAATTACTACATGATAAAATCCTAATTTTAATTCAGGTGAGTATTTGAAAAATAAATATAGTATTAATGGCAATGTTGTTATAATTTATTGTACAAATCGAAAAGGTAAATATTTTGAAATATTAATAGATTTGGATGATTTTGATAGAATAAGCCAATATACTTGGTATGCGCATAAGCAAATAAGAAATAAATGTTATTATGCTGGCACAACCGAATATTTGGGATATGTAAATGGGAAAGTAAAATATAAACAATTTGAAATGCAAAGTATTATCTTAGATGCTCCAGAGGGATTTATAGTACATCACCGAGATCATAATACGCTCGATAACAGAAAGAAAAATTTAGATATTATTTTAGATAATGACAATAAGAGACACCGAAATGGCAAAAATTCTAATAATACTTCAGGTTATCGTAATGTTAGTTGGTCAAAACAAAGGCAAAAATGGATAGTACAACTACAAGTTAACGGTAAAAACAAAGTACTTGGTGCGTTTGATGATATAGATAAGGCTGGTGCATTTGCAGCAGAAATGCGTAAAAAATATTATGGAGAATTAGCTGGGAAAGATTAAAGGTAAAGGTGAATAGAAGATGCCTTTTATTCTATAGAAAGGAAAAATAGAAATGAAGTTTTTTTGTATGGATTGTGGGTATAGAAGCTTAATCTTTAGCGAAAGAGATTGGGAAACGGAAATAAATAAATACCAATACACTAAGACACATTCGTTTATTGGCGAACATCAGACTCATTTTAATAGTTATGATATATATTGTCCAGAATGTGGCTCTCCAATGGTTAATTCATTTGAAGTAGATGAACATGACGGCGGTATTGTAAAAGATATATAAAATACGTTTTTTAATTAACTATATTACATATTATTTTAAAAAGAAAATGAAAGGAAAATACTAAATGGCAAATACTTTTCAATTTGTGGGGAATGTGACAATTCCCAAAGGAGAAGATCGGAATGGCAATTCACGATTTTATACAGTTTATGATAAAGGCGGGGATTGGGTTACAAGACGTATCAATTTTTTAATTAAGCCAAGTAAAAATGATGGGCAATTTGTATCTTTAACAGGAGCAAAACCAAAACACGAATCTTCTTACCCGATTATGACATTTGATAGCGGTTTCAATAAGATAACAGTTCCTTGGGAAGATAGATTTGATGATGATATTATTGATAATATTAGTTATGTCCGTCAATATATAACTAACATTGGAGGAGAACAACGTACTTTTATTCATCCTTATGATTTTATTGAATATCTATCTGAGCATATTAAATCATCACAAAGACTACATATACAGGGAAATGTAAATTTTAGACATTATAATGGAAAAATTTCAGAAGAATATTCAATACAAAAAGTTTGGCTTGCAAAAGATGATGATAAAAACGGGACATATGTTAATCTTGATCTTTTTTATAATAATGATGCAATTGATGACAGTAGAATGGAAGATGATTCAATTCTTGATATACATGCTTATATTAGTCAATACTTTGATAAGGCCACTGGCAGTAAGTATGTTCCAATTTCTCTTATTTTAGATGGATCAAAAATAGATTTTAAAGATTCAAGTAAAAAAGCGATTTGGGACAATAGGGTGAGCCATTTAACAACTGGAAATAATTTTGTGCAACTAGGATGGCGAATTAAACTATTTACAGGAGCAGAAGAAATTGAGTTTGATGAATCCATGTTAACAGATGCACAAAAAGAAGAAATAGAATTGGGATTAGCCACCATTTATGATTTTCGTCCATCTGGAAGTATGTTTGGTAGTAATAAAACAGAGTTTAAACTTATATCTCCTAATCTTAAATATAAATATAAAAATGGGGCAATAAATACAGAGTTAGATTTCGAAGATTTTTCTAAAAATATTTTAATGATATCAACTAATGTAAATTTAATGGATATGATGACAGATGATATGCTATCTGATGAAGAAGATTTATTTAATTAAAGGAGGTAATCAATGAGTTTAGGAAAAAAACATGAAGTAAAAGTTGCACTCGAAAGTTTTACACATTTAATTATTGGAACCAAAAAAATTGGTAAAAGTACTCTAATCGCTGATATAGCAAAAGAAATATATGGTAATATAGAAAGTTTACTTACAATTAGTATAGGCGATGAAGATGGATATAGTGCTTTAGATGGATTAAAATATGAAGATCCTATGACGTGGAAGGAATTTGTGGTTATTGTTGATGAGCTAGTACAAAAGCCCGAAGAAAATCCTTATAAAATTGTATCAATTGATACTATTGATGAACTTGTTAATTTAGCAGAAAAGGAAGCAGTAAGATTAAGCAATATTGAAAATCCAACGAAACAAGTAAAAACTGTAAATGCTGCATTTGGAGGATATGGCAATGGTCGCAAAAAAGTTATAGAGCTTGTTCAAGACCAAATTATGCGTTTGCGTAGAACAAAATATGGAGTATTTTTGGTTGGGCATAATAAAATTAAGAGTATAAAGCAGAAATTAGAAGGAGACCCCTATAATGTTATTTCATCAAATTTAACTGAAGATTATTTTAATGCTTTTGCTTATAAAGCAGATATAATATGTAATATCGTATCTGAAAAAATCGTCAAAAAGGGTGCTCTTGATGCAACTGAGAGATATATGTACTTTAGGGACGATGGATTTGTAGAAGCGGGATCAAGATTTGCTACAATGCCTATTCATGTACCATACGGAGCAAGAGAATATAATGATGCTGTTGTTTCAGGTGTAAAATCATCTTTGAACATATCTATATCTGATAAGGAATTTGAAAAGAAACGAAAGCAAGCACTTAAACAAAAAGAAGATGCAGCTATAGCATATGCAGAAAAAGAAGGGCAAATTAGCAACGAAGATTTACTTGAATCTGTAACTACTGCATTTAAGGCTGGGACAAAAGATCAAAAAGAGCAAGCAAAGAAGTTATTAGATAAATTTAGTATCCCAAACTTCAAAGATTCAGAAGCATTTACTTCTGAGCAACTTGCAGAGATATTAAATATTTTTGTAGACGAAGAATAATTTTAAGGAGAAATTACAGGGGGTATTCCCCCTGTAAACAATCTTTATGGCAAGAAAAGTTAAGTGCGTTATTACAAAAGAATATGGAACATCAGATGTTTTTTATAAAGCTCCAAATGGAAGATATTATAAAACAGAAGATATTTATAATGAATATGAATTTGAAAAAAAATGTAGATTATTATTATTAGATAAATTTGTTGATCTTCTTGGATATTATAATACAGCTCAATTCCCAACAATATTACCAAAAGAAATAAAGGAACTGCATAATACTTTTACATATAAAGTGATGCTAAAAACATTTAATCGATGTCTTAAGAATATTCAATATGCGTTAAATAATAAGAATTTTACTACTGAGTATGGGAAAATCAAATATATTCTTGCTATTATAAAAAATAAAATTAACGAAGTAAATAAGGAAGAACAAAGGCAAACTCAATATAAGACCACACAATGTGTCAATATAAATATATTGAACGATAAAAAAACAAATACAAGACGACATAAAGATATTAGTTCATTTTTGGAGGATGATGAGTGACATTAGAAAATTTACCGACCGAACTTACAAAAGATAGGCAAATAATTGAAGGTAATTTTGTAATGTCTTTATGGTTAGACCCAGAAAATTACCTTGATTATAAGATAAATCCAGAAAAAGATTTATTCACGGAAGATGCAAGGTTCTATTATAGTCTTGGTGCAGAATTATATAAGCAAGGATATAAAAATTTTGATGATATAAGCATATGTTCATATTTGGCAAATAAAGACACACTACGTAATGGATATGAACGGCGGTTAGGATATAGACCAATCCACGATATGAAAAATTTATTGGATATAAACAATATATCTTCGTATTATGAAAGTCTATGTAAATCAAATTTACTTATTGGGTTATATTTAAATGGGTTTAATATATTAAAAAACTTCGACAAATTTAAGAAAATGACTACAGAACAAGTATATGATTATTATGATTATATACTTAATAATATTGCTATTGATAAATCTACCGATATAAAGATTGAAAAACTCAACATAGATGACGCATTTATAGAAGAATGCAATTCTGGCGCGGAAATGGGTTTAAATTATGGAAAGTACGCCCATCTTCTTAATTATATAACATTGGGCATACCGAAAGGCGATCTATTCTTGATTGCTGGATTCTCTGGTATAGGTAAAACATCATGGGCTTTTGCAAATGTTGCATTACCAATAATAGACAATGGGCACAAAGTATGTATTATATCTAATGAACAAAAAGCAAATGAATTTAAGCGATTGCTTTTATCTATGACTTTATTCGATTTAGGTTATTATAAACTAAGCCGTAAGCAATTAAAAAAGGGCAGTTTTTCAGAAGAACAGCTTACAAAAATAGAAGAAGCAAAAAATTTAATAAATGAAAAATATGATGATACATTAAGATTTGTTAAAATGTATGATTATAGTTTAGCAAAGATTAAAAAAATAATTAAAAAACTTTCAAAACAAGGCTATGAATTATTTATCTATGACACTATGAAAGGAGAAAATCTTTCTGACGGGCAAGTATGGCAACAACTTGTAGAAGATAGCAAGCAATTGTTTCAACTAGCGAGTAAAGAAGATGTAGCAATTGTTCCTACATATCAATTAGCTTTACACTCTTTAGGGAAAAGGTATTTAGATGCAACCTGTCTTAGCAATGCAAAACAAATTAAAGAAGTTTTTTCTGAAATAATTCTTTTCCGCACAATATGGGATGATGAATATGATGGCGGGACACATGATATTAAGCCTTATAATTTCGAAAAGAATAAAGAAACTGGGAAATGGACTGGAAATAAAATATATAAAAAAATAACAAGGGATAAAGATAAAAAATATCTAATTGTGTTCGTTGATAAAACTAGAAATGATACAGATGGACAAACGATATTATATGAGTTTAATGGTGCTTGGAATAAATGGATTGAGATAGGATATTGTACAGTATTGCACGATTATTAATGCAGGGGGATTATGAATGTAATTCAATTAAATAATTATTTGCAGGGAGATTATGAAAAAGTATCTGAAATACTAAATAAAACTGGGTTCTATAATATATCTATCAACAAAAATAAACGTGAAATACGATGTGCACGAGATTATGGAAAAAATAGTACGAGTGTAAGAATAAATATTGATACACTTTATTCTAGATGTTATTCAACCGATATAAAAGGCAATTTAATAACCTTAATTCAAAGAAGAAATAAATGGTCTTTTCGTGAAACTTTAAAAAAAATAGCTGAAATATTGCAAGTAGAGAATATTGATTTAATATCGCTTAAATTACCATTTGGGGGATATTATAAAGATTTGTTTCATAAAGACAATATAGATAAGTCTAATCTTTTAACTTATGATGATGATATTTTAAGTGAGTTTTTTATTAAGCCTAGTATAATTTTTTATCAAGATGGCATTAGTTATAGAGTACAACAGAAATATCAGATTGGATATGATAGAGAATCGGATAGGATAGCGGTAGCTTGGAGAGATACTAATGGTGATATTATTGGAATTATGGGGAGATATAATTCGTTAGATATTCCCGATAATGTCCCTAAATGGATACCTATTATACCATTTCCAAAATCATATACTCTTTTTGGATTTAGTGAAAATTATCTAAATATCGTTGAGAAAGACTGTGTAATTATTTCAGAATCAGAAAAGGCTCCTATGCAATTTGAATCGAAGGGTATCAACTATTGCTTGGGACTAGGGGGGAGCAATATTACGCCATTCCAAGCTAACACAATAAAATCTTTAAATGTGAAGAATGTTATATTGGCTTATGATGAAGGGATAGAAGAGGATTTTATAATTAATCAAGCACACACACTTATACTCAATACTCCATTTATGCAAAATAAAATCGGATATTTATTTGATCCTAATAATGAAATATTAGGACAGGGACTTAAACAATCTCCATCAGATTTAAACATTGGGGATATGAATTATTTACTAAAACATTATATAAAGTGGGTGAATTAATGAGAAAGACACCGCCAGAATTACAGAAGTTGTTTGATGAAGGGAAGCAAGTTTATTCTCATAGTAAACTACAGTCTTTTAATCAATGTGAATATCAATATTGGTTATCATACATTAAACATCAGAAAGGCATAGATAATATCTACTCTATAGCGGGTGGAAAACTTCATGATATTATTGAAAAAATTTATAACAATAAAGCAACTCAAATTGATCTTAAACACGAATTAACTGATATTATTTCTGACTGTGAATTATTAGGATTTGAATTCCCAACAGAACAAATAGCAAATAATTGGAAAAATGCAATGTATCATTTCGTAAATAATTTTACAAAATTAAACAGAACATTTAAAACAGAACAATTTTTTCTTTATGAAATATTTCCAGATATTTATATGCAAGGATATATTGATGCTATTGATGAAAATGCTCCAGACGGAGAAGATATTTTAGACTGGAAATCATCAAGTGAATTTTCTGGGGAAAAAGAAAAAGAGGCTGGAAGACAATTAGTTATATATAAATTAGCCAGAGAAGCATCAGGGAAGAAGGTTAATCGTGTGGGATGGTTTATGATGAAATATTTAAATCTATCTTACATGCAGAAAAATGGGAAAATTAAAACACGAGAATTAGGACGGAACAATTGGATTAGTAAGTGCTCTGCTATGTTCTCAAAAGATTTAATCAATTATGGATTAGATGAAATTGGAATTGATTTTACAATTGAGGAGGCAATATCAAATAATAGTATAGAAAATTTCCCACAAGAAGTACAGGACAAATATACTATTAAGGATTGTATTAAATGGTATGATACAACCGATGAAATAATTAATGAAACACTTCAATATATAAAAGATACCATAGAAAAAATTAATAATAAAGTAAAAGACGAAATTGATTGGCAGCCAATTATAACAATTGGAAATCAATCGGAACAAGATAAAAAAGCATTTTTTTGTAATACTCTTTGTTCGCATAGAAAAACATGTGAGTATTTAAGAAAATATTTAATTGAAAAAGAGCAAAGAGTTGAACATGACGAATATGAGGATTTATTTTAATGTACCAAAATTATCACAATCATAAACATGGCAGCCAAGTTATAATAGCAGATAGCTGTGTTACAATTAAAGACTATGCTAAAAGGTGTATTGAACTGGGGCATACAGTACTTACCAGTGTGGAACACGGATGGCAGGGGTTATATCATGAAACTTATGAAGTAGCTAAAGAAAATAATCTCAAGTTTGTGTTTGGATCAGAAGCGTATTTCGTCAAAGATAGAAAAGAAAAAGATAAAACAAATAACCATATAATATTATTGGCTAAGAACTATGAGGGGTTCAAAGATATTAACCGGATACTCTCTCAAGCAAACATTGATGGGTATTATTACCGCCCTCGTATTGACTTAGAGTTATTGTTTTCATTAAATCCAGAAAACATATTTGTTACAAGTGCTTGTTTTGATGAAAATATGATTGTCACAACTAAAAATGAAAATAAAAAAATAAAGAATGTTTTGCGTGGAGATCAAGTATTAAGTCATCTTGGCAAGTGGGAATCTGTAGTTACGCCAACATCTCGAAATTACAATGGTATAATGTATAATCTTGATATTGAGGGATGTCTAGAAAATATTAAATGTACAGAAGATCATTTATTTCCGACAATTCAAAAAACACATGACGATGTAACAAAAAAAATAATCTGGAAAAAAGCAAAAGATTTAACTATAAGTGACAGAGTTTTATCTGCGATTAATGATAATTATAAAGAATATGAGTCAATTAAGGTCGAAGATATTATTGGGGATAGAATAAATCCAAGAATTAAATGTCCAATTTTAAGTGACAAAATCATAATAGATAATGAGTTGCTTGAGATTATGGGGCTATTTGTGGCTGAAGGAAATACGAATGAAAACGAACACTATTTGTGTTTTACAATTCATAAAAATAGACAAGACTTATTTGAAAAGATAG